CTGACGACGCGGTGGCGCGCCTGAGTACGCAGGAAGTTCTACGGCAGGTGGTGATCTACGAACCCACCGACGTCCAGAACGGGGCATTCGGCGTCGTGTCGCGCGACCGGTACCGCGTGCTGCAGCTCGACGAGAGCGGCGTCCGGTTCGCGGTGTGGGAGCATGTCCCCTCAACCGAGGGCACGGCGGAACACTTCCGGCTGATCGATACCGGCGCGATGCTCGGCGCCCGGCGGACGCCCCTGCCGGCGATTCCCCTGGCGATCGCGTACGGGAAGCCGAAGGCGGCGCCGTTCGTGTGTGAGCCCGCGCTGTTCGGCGTGGCTGAGCTCAATCTCGACCACTACCAGCTGACGGCCGATCGCCGGTACCTGATCAAGCACACGCATTCGCCGACGTTGTACCTGTTCGGCGTCGAGTCTGAGCGGGACGAGAACGGCGCCGAGAAGCCGATCAAGGTGGGGCCGAATAGTCTCATCCGGTCGCGGAACGCGGACGCCAAGGCGGGCTATCTGGTGGCGCCCGCCGATGCGCTCGAGTCGTCGAAGGAGGAGCGTGACGAAGTCGTGCGCCAGATCGCGGCGCTCGGAATGTCGTTCTTGGCGAAAGACCGGCAGCAGGGCACCGAGACGGCCAAGGGGCGGTCGCTCGACTTGGCCGCCGAGAACGCGACGCACGCGACGATTGCCCGCGGCGTGCAGGATGCGCTCGAGCAGGCGGGTGTGTTTCACGCGCTGCACCGCGACTGCGCGCCGCCCTCGATCGAGATGCACCCAGCCTATGCCGCCCCCGACGCCGATCCGCAGCTGGCGGCGCTGCTCTGGCAGGCGGTGCTCAACGGGCGCCTCGACGTCGACACGTGGCTCGACTTCCTGCGCACCGGACGCGTCCCCGAGAATCTCGACGTGGCGACGATCACCGAGCGGCTGATGGCGGAACTCGAGGCGGACCGCGCGACGGCGGCGCTCACGGAAGCGGACCGCCAGGGCACGCCGCCCGCAGATGACGAGGGCGCCGCCGCATGACCACCTCTCTCATTCCCGAATACATCGGCGGCCCGCTCTGCGGCGATCCGGTGAAGCATCCCGGCGTGTCTGACGTGACCATCGCGCGGCCCGTGATCGGGCGGGTGACGAATGGGCGCGGCACCTACGTGTACGAGGCGGCGCCGACGGGCGACTTCGTGCTGGTGCAGGATGTGGGGGTGACGTCATGAGCATCACCCTGCACTGATGGATCATTCCCGTGGCCATCGTGTTCGTCGGCTGGCTCGGCGCCTCGTTCGTCGAACGCGACAATCCGCACAGCATTTTGCAAGGGGCACTCGGCGCGGGGTGGTTCGTCGCCTGCCTGTTCATGGCGCTCGCCTTCACCGTGGGGCATTTCGTATGACCGCGCCCGTCGCTTTCGGCCTTGGCATCATTTGCGGTCTCGCGATGATGGGCGCGTTCTGCGACTGGATGCTCGCCGAAGCGCAGTCGCTGCTCAATCAAGCGAAGGCGCTGAATGATGAGGCGCTGGCGCTGGTGGCTGACGATCGCGCAGAGGCCGCGTTTCTCGCCGGGACGATGTGGAGCGATCAGGCCCCAACGTCGCCGGAGACGCGGAAGCATATGCAGGAGGATGGCCACTGGGACGACGAACGCGAAGCCGAGTGGCAGGCTGAGTGGGCGGAGTGGAAGGCGGAAGTCGCGGCGTCGTTTGCCGAATGGTCCCGTTCTGCGTCGGGGGCGACGTCATGAGCCGCAAAGACGATCCGTACTACGACCGAAAGGTCTACCATATCGCCGCGAAGTTCACAGCCGCTGGCCAAGTCTCGGCGCTCTGCTACAAGCGCCCGAAGGCGATTGACCTGAAGCGTGGGCAGTCGTGGACGCTGGTGCCGGAAACGGCGACGTGCCCACGGTGCCGGAGGTTGGCAGGTGTGACGGGCAAGGCGGTGCAACCGTGAGGGTCATCGTCTGCGGTGGCCGCCACTACGACGATGACGCGCGCGTGCGCGAAGTGCTCGACGCGGGCATCGACGGCCAGCCTATCACCGCGATTGCCGAAGGCGGCAGTTTCGGCGCCGATGCGCACGCCGATGAGTGGGCGTGTATGCGCGGCATCCCGAGCACGACGTATAACGCCGAGTGGGCGAAGCACGGCAAGGCCGCTGGCCCTATTCGCAACGCCGAGATGCTGGCGAAGTTCAAGCCTGACGCGGTGATCGCGTTTCCCGGCGGCACGGGTACGGCCGACATGGTCGCGAAGGCGCGAGCGACTGGCGTGCGGGTGATTGAGGTGGCACCATGACCCGCCGCGCCACCACCGACCTGTCGTCACTCAACATCCCCACGCTCGAACACCCGATCGCGTTCGGTGTCTTCGCGCAGGACACCGACCCGCACGAGACGGGCTACCTGACCGTCTGCGCGGACGACAAAGGAATTCGGCTGCGCTGGGCTGGCGACAAGGTCGACGAGTTCACGGGCACGTGGGCGGAACTGCGCTGGTTCCTCGCGGCGATGCAGCGGGAGTCCGCCGATCTCCGGCGCAAAGAGCAGGAGATCGGCGAACTGCGGGAGCAGATCCGGCTTGGGCAGGAGATGGCGGACGACATCGAGCGGGCGAAGTTCTCGGCCCGTCGCGCTGCAGGCGTGCAGGTGGTGCGATGACCCCCGCCGACCGCGCCCAGCGCCGCCTGCACGATCTCGCCGACCGGTTGGAGCCCGGCTTACGCCGCGCGTTCCTCGCGATGGCCGCGAGCCTCACGCCGGAGTCGCTCGCCGAACTGGTGCGCCTCCTCGAAGCCGGGGACCTCGACGGGGCGGTCGCGTATCTCACCGGCAGTCCGCGGGCGATCGCGGCCGTGACGCTGGTCCGCTCGACGTTCGCGGGCGGCATCATCCGCACCATCGGCGCGATTGCGAAGGACGTGACGTTGGGGGACGGCGGGCGGCGGTTGGTGATCGCCGCGCCGGTCGCGTCGCCGGATCTCATCGCCGCCGTGCGTCGGTGGGAAGATGGCGCGTTTGCGCGCGTGTTGGTGGACGTGCGCGCCGGGCTTCGGGAGACGATCGCCACGGAACTGCAGCGCGGCATCGGCCCCAAGCAGGTGGCGGTGCAGCTCAAGCAGGGCGTCGGCGCCGGGCTCACCGACTACGATAGCACCATCGTGCGCAACTTCCGGCGCGAACTCGAGTCGGGGCGGTTCAGCGATGCCAAACGCCGCGCGCTGCGGGATCGCCGGTACGCGCTGCCGAAAGGGAAGCCTCTCACGCCCAAGCAGATCGACACGATGGTCGCGGCCTACGAACGCAAGCTGGTGGCGTTTCGCGCTGAAACCTTCGCGCGCACGGCGGCGATGCAGGCGGCGAACGAGGCGAGCGACATCGGTTGGCGGGAAGCGATTGCGCAGGGATTGGTCCCGGCGGCGGAAGTCCGGCGCTATTGGGTCGTCGCGGCTGACGAACGGCTCTGCGAGGTGTGCGCGCCGATTCCGGGCCTCAACAACAAGGGCGTCAACCTCGACGGCCTGTTCACCACGCCGAACGGCCCGATGCGGTGCCCGCCAGTCCATCCGAACTGCCGCTGTACGACGTGGATCCGCCGCGAACGCGTGGGCGTCCGCCCTGCCCCGCAGCCGGGCACCACGCGCCTGATTCTCACCCCAGCCTGAGACGCTTATGTCTGAACACGCCTTCGACCCCATGCCCGACGAAGAGAGCGAGACGACGATCACCGAACCGCACGCGATCGTCACCGCCAAGCAACTCGCCGACGCGATCACCACCGGCCGGTGGGCGCACGACACGCAGGCGCTGTGGCTCAACACCGCGTTCCCGGCGAAGGGGCGCGACGCGCTTGAACTCACCGCCGATCTCGAAGCGCACGGGATCATGGTGCAGTGGCCGAACCCGGCGGGCGCCGCATGAGCGGAGGACGGGGGACGCCACGGCCCCCGCTGCAACGCCTGCCGTATTGGTTCGCGCGGGATCCGGTGCCACTGTGGAGCATCACCATCAACCCCTGAGGGGACTCGATGTCGCTTAAGCTGTTCGAATCGAAGGACGCGGTCCCGGAGTCGCTGCGCGAATCCGCGATCGAAACGAAGGACGGCAAGTGGGCCGTCGCCGATGTGGACGGCCTCAAGTCGTCGCAGGAGCGCCTGCTCGACGAAAAGAAGAAACTGCAGCAGCGCTACGAAGAGCTCGAGAAGTCGCTCGGCGGACTGACCGCTGAGCAGATCGCGAAGTACCGCACCGACATGCAGCGCCTCGAAGACGAGCAGGCACGCAAGGCGGGGGACTTCGACAAGCTGCTCGAGAAGCGCGTGAACGAGACGAAGGCGGAGTACGAGAAGCGGATCGCTGAACTATCGCCGTACAAGACCAAGTACGAGGACCGTGAGGTGGAGATCGCGATTCGTGACGCGGCCACGAAGGCCGGCGTGATCCCGACGGATCTCCCCTTCGTGCTCGACATCGTGAAGGGGCGGCGCGTGAAGCTCGACGACAAGTCCGGGAAGGTGGTCGTGATCGACAAGGACGGCGACGTCACCGGGCTCACCGTCGACAAGTTCTTCGCCGAGACGTTCAAGGCCGAAGCGCCGAAGTTCTACGGCGCCACGACCGGGAGCGGCGGCGGATCGAATGGCGGCAGCGGACCGAAGGCCCCGGGTGGCACGGCCGCGATCACCGATCAGGCGGGGTTTTTGGCGAACCTCGACAAGATCGCGAAGGGCGAAGTGAAGGTCGCCACGAATTGACGTGGCACCGGGCGCGGAGCGCTCGGCGTAGGACCGCACCACGAACACCCGTAGGACAGCGTCGCGCTGGGCGCGTGCTGATTCGCTCTCTCTCAAGAGGGCGCGTCTGTGCGCGTGCAGCGCGATGGGCATTCGGCCCTCGGCGACGCGCGAACCTTCGCTGAGGACTGCATTCCATGGCTAACACATTTACGGACATCGTCCCGATTCTGGTGGCGCAGGGCCTCCAGACGCTGCGCAGCGCGTGCGTCATGCCGCGCCTGGTCAACACCGACTACAGCAACACGCCGGCCGATCAGGGCGACGTGATCAACCTGCCCATCTACTCGGCGAACGCCGTGACGGATGTGGCCCCGACCGCCGCGCCCTTCCAGGCGCCGGACACGAAGGTCGTCAAGGCGCAGATCGCGCTGAACCAGTGGCGCCGGAACGGCTTCTTCCTGACTGACAAGGAGCAGGAAGAGATCGTCGGCGGCGTGCGCTCGAAGCAGACCGAAGAGACGGTCAAGTCGCTCGCGGAGGACATCAACCGCTACATCTTCCGGCAGTACAAGCGCGTGTACGGCTACGTCGGCACGGCCGGCACCACGCCGTTCGCCACGACCGTGGCCGGCGCGACGGATGCGCGCAAGCAGCTCAACCGTCAGCTGGCGCCGCTCGCCGACCGTCGCCTTGTGCTCGACCCGGACGCCGAAGCCAATGCGCTCGGCCTCCCGCAGTTCTCGGCGGTGCAGAACGTCGGCACGGCCTCGGCGATCATCGAGGGCACGATCGGCCGCCGCCTCGGCTTCGACATCGCCATGGACCAGCAGACGCCGACGCACGTGTCGACGGCCCTGTCGGCGGGTGCCGCGACGGTGAACGGCGTGCAGGCCGTGGCGCAGGGCTCCTCGGACAATGGCCGCACCGGCACGGTGTCGATCGCCAAGGCGACGAACGCGTCGAATCTCGTCGCGGGCGACATCATCAGCTTCGCGGGCGACCCGCAGACCTACACGGTGCTCACCGACGTGACCCTCGCCGTGGGCAACACCACGGTGGCGATCGCGCCGGCGCTGCAGGTGGCGAAGGTCGGCGGCGAGGCGATGACGCTGCGCGCGTCGCACGTCGTCAACCTCGCGTTCCACCGCGATGCCTTCGGGTTCGTCTCGCGCCCCATGCAGAAGGCGTCGGCCAACACGCTCGAGATGATGAGCATGGTCGACCCCATCTCCGGCGTGGCGCTCCGCCTCGAAGTGGTCCGCCAGAACAAGCAGACCCTGTTCGACTTCGACGTGCTCTACGGCGCCGCGTGCGTCCGTCCGGAGCTGGCCGCGCGTCTCGCCGGCTAAGGCGTCGTGAGACTGGCCCGTTCGTCTGAGCGGGCCAGTGCTCACGCCTTCCCATCTGTCCATGTCTGCAAACGACTACGTCCCGGCCCTTGTGGCCCCCTCGCGCCGTCCCGAGACGCTGAAGATCGCGAGCGAGGACACCGACGCCGGGTTCATCATCATCAACGCCGAAGACTTCGACGCGGCGACGATGACGGTGTACGGCGCCGAGCCGAAGGCGACCAAGAAGCCCGCCAAGGCCGCCGAGTAACCCATGCCGCTCACGCTGATCCCCGAAACGGGCGCCTGCCTCGCGAACGCCAACGCGTTCGGGTCGCGGGCGCAGATCACGACGGTGCTTGAGGCGTCGCCGTTCGCGGACGCGTGGGCGGGGGTGGATCCCACCAAACAGGATCAGTGCATCGCCGAAGCCTCGGCGTGGCTGTCGCGGCTGTCATGGGACGGCATCCGCACGACCGAGACGCAGGCGCTCGCGTGGCCACGGGCTTGGATGCAGACGCCGGATAGCTACGCGATTGCGTCGAACCTCGTGCCGACCTTCCTGCTCGACGCCACGGCGCGCCTCGCGTTCTGGCTGTCGCAGCAGGACGCGTCGCCGTACGAAGCGAACGGGTTGCAGCCTGGCACCGAGCTCGCGCTCCCGGGTGGCCTGCGGCTCACGCCAGAAAGCGGCGTCGTGCTGCCGTCGGACATCATGGGGCTCGTCCGTCCCTATCTGCGCGCGTCGGGCGTGGTGGTGTGGGGCTGATGGCGCTCAACCTCGCGAAACTCACCCAGACCGGCATGGCGGCCGCCACCAAAGCGGGCGTCACGGCCTCGATCACGATCACGCGGCCGGTGCCGCCGCCGGATCCGCTGACCGGTGTGCAGAGTGGCGCGGCGGTCTCGCAGACGGTGGATGCCGTGCAGGCGCAGGGGCGGAAGTCGGCGAAGGCGGGTGATGCCGCATGGAGCAGCGTGCGCACGGCGCTGTTCGTCGCGGCGCGCGACACGACGTTCACCCCGCTCCGGGGCGATCTCGTCGCGTTCGCCGGCAAGGCCAGCCGCATCGAAGCGATCGACGAGTATGCGCCGAGCGGCACCGTGATCGGCTGGTTTCTCGGCATCGGGGCCTGACGATGCTGTTCAAGGAGTTCACCGACCAGCTGCACCAGTTCGACGCGCAGGACGTGCGCCGGTTGGGGCTCGACGTCTTTCAGGAGTCGGCGCTGGTCACCGCCGAAGCGGTCGTCATCGGCAACCAGTTCGGCCCGGGCACGCCGCTCGACACGGGGTTCCTGCGGGCATCGTTTCGCGTGAGCAAGAACGCGCCGACGGACGGGCCCAGCACGCCGCCGGTGGTACCTGGGCGGAAGGCGGGCGATCCGCCCCTCTACCCGAGCACCCTCGACACCGCGGCGACGCAGACCGCGTTCCTGGGCGATCGGGTGTTCTGCACGACGGTGGCGGCGTATGCCGAATATCTCGAGGAAGGCGGCATGGTCCGCCGGAATGGCCCGCCGGAGAACGTCGGGTCGCCGACGCCCTTCGTGGCGCCGGTCGAAGCGCGCTGGGAGCAGATCGTCGACGACGCCGCGCGCCGCGTGGGGTACGGCCGATGATCTACGACGACCTCCTCATGGGGATGCGTGGCGTGCTGGTCACCGTGCCGGGACTGCCGGCCGACCGGCGCTGGCTCAACACCACGGCCGAGCCGCCGACCACGACGTTCGTCGAGGACAGCTTCACGAACTTCGACAGCACGTTCGCGGAGTGCGGGCCCGACGCGATGCGCCGCTGTGAGGCGACGTATCGCGTGTCGATTCGCGTCCCGAGCAACACCGATGCCCACGCGGCGCTGCGTCTCGCCTCGTCCATCGAAGACACGTTCGCCGCCATGGCGCTCACCATCGCCGGGTACCCCGTCGAGGTGCTCAGTACCCGAGCCGGGCCGTCACTCCCTGAAGGGGCGTGGTTGCACGTGCCGGTCTCCGTTTCCGTCACTGTCGACCACCAGTAACCGAGGGCTTCACCATGCCTGGCAACGCTACGGCGCGCGGCTACCGCGTCGCCTACCTCAAGGAAGTCACGCAGGGCACGACGCCGGCCACGGCGCCGACCCTGCTCCGCACCATCGGCGGCGGGATGCGCGTCTCGGCGAGCACCGTCGAGAGCGATGAACTGCAGCTGACCGAAGTCTCCGACGTGATCCGCACCGGCGTCGAAGGCACCGGCACGATCAACTTCGAATACAGCTACGGCGGGATTCACCCGATCCTCGAAGGGCTCTTCGGCGGCGTGTTCACCACGAACGTGCTGAAGGTCGGGACGACGCCCACGTACTTCACCTTCGAAGACCAGCTCACCGATATCTCGCGCTATCTCGCGGCGAAGGGCTGCGTGGTCGAAGGTGTGTCCGTCTCGCTGTCGCAGGGGCAGAAGATCACGGGCAGCATCACGTATCGCGCCCTGACGCCGCCGACCTCAATGGCGGTCGCCACAGTGTTCGGGGCGGCGCCGACGGCGGCCCCGACGAACCCGATCATGTCGCCGGTCGGCTCGGTGCGGCTCATTCAGGAAGGCGGCGCACTCGATCTCGGCCCCGCCGGCATCGGCACGCTCGGCTTCACGATCGAGATGACGCGCGCTGGCATTCCGCAGCCGCAGCTCGGGAGCACGGCGCTGTCGGGCCTCGATCACGGCACGTTCGTGTGTAAGGGCTCGCTCTCACTCTACGTGCCCGCCGGCGCCTCGGCGCTGATGGACAAGTACCTGAGCGACACGCGCACCTCGCTCGCGCTCACGCTCGGCGGCGCCTCGACGCTGCGCGATGCCTACCTCTTCCCCACCGTCGCCTTCACGGACGGCGGGCTCGGGGAGATGCAGCGCAACGCCGCGGCGAACCTCAACCTGTCGTGGCAGGCGCTCTACAACGCCGTCAACAGCACCGTGCAGGTCACTCGCACGCCGTAATCCCCACGGCCGGGGGCGGATGGTCCGTCCCCGGCGGCTCTTTCTCCCGCGCGAGGCGCGAGGCTCTGGTATGGCAAAGATTGGTGCACTCAAGTTGACGACGAAGGCCGAGCAGGGCGCCACGATGATCGTGCGCGATCCGTTCGGCGACGAGAACGACACGGGCGACCTGCCGGCGCTGCTTGCGGCCGATGGGACGCCCGCCACCCTCACGCTCCTCGGGGCGGATAGCGCGACCGCGAAGCGGCTCGACTATCAGCGCGCCGCCGCGGCGCAGAATCGCGTCACGGCCGCGATGTTCGGCAAGGGCGGCAAGCGGGGCGTCGTCACGCCGGAGGACATCGCGGAACAGGCGAGCTTTGACTTGGAGCGCCTCGTCGCCCTCACGATCGACTGGCACGGCTTCGAAGACGAAGACGGCACGCCGCTTCCGTTCTCGGATGATGCGGTGCGCGAGCTGTACGCGCAGAACGTGCTGATTCGCGAGCAGGCGATCGCCTTCGTGTCGGACCGCTCGCGTTTTTTCGGCCACTCCTCGACGCCTTCCGCGCTTTCGTCGAGCACCAGTTCCGCCTGAGCGCGCCGGCGGGCGAGGACCAGACCACGCGCGAACAGTTGGCCGGGATGGCGCTCGCAGAACCGGCGATGCTGGAGACGGTGCTCGACGACTTGGTCGGACCGCCGTTGCCCCCCGGGGCGGAACGCGCGTGGCAGGTCTTCGCTGAATTGAACGGGACCCGCAGTAGTGGGATGCAGGGGATCGGGGCAATCACGTACACCGAGTTGCACGCGTACCAGGTGGTGACGGACACGCGGCTCACGCCGCTCGACGTGGCGCTGATCCGCGAAGCCGACGGGGCGTTTCTGCATCACGCGATGCAGCGCATGAAGACCGCCGAGACCCCCTCGGCGTTACCAACTCCGGAGGACTGATGGCGCGCATTGCCCGGCTGGGTGTGGTGATCGATTCATCGGGCGCGAAGCGCGGCGCCGACGAGACCACGACGGCGTTGCGCGGCATCGAGAAGACCGCCGAACGCACCGTGAGCCAGCTGCAGAAAGCCGCGGCGACGCTCGGGATCGCGTTCGGCGTGAAGGCGCTGCAGGAGTCCGTCGACCAGTACACGCTGCTCGACGCGCGCCTCAAGCAGGTGACCGGGAGCGGCGCCGCGTATGCCCGGGTGCAGCAGCAGCTGTTCAGCATCGCGCAGGCCTCCCGCGCGAGCTTCTCGGCCACGGTCGACCTGTATACCCGCCTCGCACGCTCATCCGACCAGCTGGGCATCTCCCAGCAGCAGCTGGTGAGCGTGACCGAAGCCGTGTCGAATGCGGTGCGGCTCTCCGGCGCGTCGACGGGGGCGGCCGAAGCGGGGCTCGTGCAGCTTGGCCAGGCGTTCGCGTCGGGCACGCTGCGCGGCGACGAACTGCGTTCGATCATGGAACAGCTGCCCGGTGTCGCGAATGCGATCGCCAACGGCCTCGGGGTGCCGATCGGGAAGCTGCGCGAGATGGGCGAGGCAGGCGAACTCTCCGGCCGCAAGGTGGCACTTGCCCTGGACTCGCAGCGCGAAAAACTCGCCCTCCTCGCGGGCGAGATTCCGACCACCATCGGGCAGGCGCTGCAGCAGCTGAACAACGCATTCGGGCTGGTGGTGAGCGGCAGCAACGAAGCGAAGAGCGCGACGCAGGGGATCGCGGGCGGGCTCGGGGAAGCCGCGCGCTTTATGGTCGAATACAAGGATGCCGTCGTCGCCGTGACGGTGGCGCTCGGGATCGGCGGACTGACGCTCGCCGCCATCAAGGCCGGTGCCGCCATCGCGGCCACCTCCGGCGGCAGCACGCTCGTCGCGCTGGCTTCGCTCGCGACCGGCGTGACGAGTGTCTCCGGCGCCTTCGCCTTCCTGCAGTTGGCCGCGTCGGCGGCATGGACCGCCATCACGGGCCCCATCGGGCTCGCCATCGCCGGGATCACCGCCGTCGCCGCCGCAGTGTACTTCTGGCGCACACGGCAGAAAGAGACGACCGAGGCGGTCAAGGAGACCACGAAGAGCGCGCAGGATCTGTACGACGCCGCGAAGAAGCTCGCCAGCGTGAACTGGGCCCCGCCGGAGCTCATCAAGCAGATCGCGAACCTCGGCGGCGAACTGCGCGCGGCGCAGCAGGGCGGCCGGCAGTCGGTCGAGGTCTTCCGCGCCGCCGCCGAGCAGTGGAAGGACAGCGGCGACAAGGCGCGCACGTTTGCCCAGGCGTTGGCCGAGGGCGACACGAAGGCGCAGACCCTGCTGCAGACCACGCGCGCCCAGGTGCAACTGGGGGCGCAGGTCGAGCGCACGATCGATGCCCAGGCGAAGGCGCAGCAGGCCGCGGCGAAGGCGACGGAAGAGCGGAAGCAGATCGAGGCCGACTATCAGGCGCAGGTGGTGCAACTCGGCATCGAACTCGCGGAGCGGGCCCGGGCCGCGACCGAAGCGCACGCGCAGGCGATCCGCGAGAGCGACGCCGCGTTCGCGTCGATGATCACCGTCCGCACGCGCTCGAATGCGCTGCTGCAGCAGGAGGTCACGGCGCTCGCGCAGGGCACCATGGCGGCGATTGCGTTCACGCGGCAGCAGCAGCTGCAGGCGCTCATCGCCGAGGGGCTCAACGAGGCGCGGCAGCGCGAGATCGCGCTCACCCCGCAGGTGATCGGCGCCATCGTGGGACAGGCGACCCAGACGCAGAAGCTCCTGCAGCTGCGCGAGGCGCTGTCCAAGTGGGACGGCAAGAGCCCCTTCACGATCCCCGACAAAGACGTCGAGAAGGCCGACACGCTCGTGAACTCGATGCGCGACCTGATCGGCGTCGTGCAGCTGGTGGCGCAGGCGTTCGGCGACGTGGGCCGAAGCATCGCCGAAGCCGCGACCGGCGCGCAGTCCATCGTGAGCGGTCTACAGCGGGCGGGGAGCATCAAGAACGCCAAGGGCGAAGGCGTGAGCCTCGGCGGCGCGCTCTCCGGGAACGCGGGCGCCAGTGGCGTACTCGCGGGCATCGGCTCGATCGGCGCCGTGATCGGTGGCATCGGGACCATCGTCGGCTCGCTGCGCGGGCTCGTCGCGGGGCTGAATGCCAAGGCCGAAGAGCAGGCGCGTCTCACGCGCGCCTTCGTCGAGGCCTCGGCCGCCTTCGCGAAATCGATCAAGGACGCGGGGCTCAGTCAGGTGCAGCGCGAGAACAGCGCGTTGGCCGAGCGGCTCGCGGAACAGATCGGCAACGCGGCGAGTGCCTCGGGTATCAGCGGTAACCCCGCCAACCTGCCGACCACGCAGCTGACGGCGGACGGTATTCGGGAACTGCAGCGGCAATACTTCCAGTTGTCACAGACGCTGCGGGGTGATGCCGCGAAGGCGGCGCGCGACTTCGGCATGGCGCTCAATATGGTGATCGAGAACGCCGAGGCCGCGGAAGCCGCGTTGCGTCAGCAGCAGCAGGAGCGATTCACGCAGGCGACCGATGATGTGCGGGTGACGATCCTGCGAGCGCAGGGGCGCACGGCCGAAGCCGACGCGATGCAGCGCCAGCTCGACCTGCAGCGGAAGATCGCGGACGCGACGAACGCGTTCGACGGCATGGAAGGACTCGCGGAATACATCCAGCTGCTGAAGGACGCCGACGAAGCCGCCGCCGCCGCGGCCGCCGCCGAGCAGGCGCGCACCCGCGTCGCGTTCGGCCTCGACCTCACCCAGCGCCGGCAGACCCTGAACGGCGACGAACGCGGCGCCTTCATCACCGGGCAGACGATCGCGGGCAACAGCGCGCTGGCGCAGGCGCAGCAGCTGGTCGACGCCGGCACCATCACGGCCGAGATGTTCGAAGCCCTCGCGGCCCTCCTCAAGGACGAATTCAACGACGCGCTCGCCGACTTCGACGAGGCCGTACGGCTCGCGAAGCAGGCCGTACTCGATGACCTCGAAATTCGCAAGCTGGTGGCCACAGGCAAGGCGAACAAAGCCGAGGCGCTGCGCGTCGAAATCGCCAACCGGAAGGAACTCGAAGGCGTCACCGACGAGGCGCTCCGGTCGCAGATCCTGTACGTGCAAGGGTTGGAGTCCACAGCGCGCGCGCAAGCATCACTCGCACAGGAGCAGCGCGCGATTACGGAGACGCTCACGGACATCGATCGCCGCCGGTACAACGCGGAGCTCGATTACCTGCGCGCCTTGGATCCGCTGAAGGCGGAAGAATTGGAATCCAAGCAGCGGGAAGTCGAGCGGGCCAAGGAACTCGCCAGCGCGACAAGCGCCATGGTGCGGACACGCCTCGAGGAACTCTACGCGATGGAAGATGCCGCCATGGCGCAGGCGAAGCTGGCGGACGACATGAAGCGCGCGGCCGATGCGGCCAAGGACCTCGCGAACTTCTCCTCGGACCTCGAAACGCAGTGGCTCCGCGCGACCGGCCGCCCATTCGACGCGTCGGTGAAGGAGCTGGAGAACTGGCGTGAGACGATGCGGAAGAACGCCGCCGCGAACGGGCTGGCGAACGACGCCACGACGCAGCAGCGCATCGACGACATCTTCAACGCGAAGTACGCCGAGCTGATTGCCGACACCATGGGCGCCGCGGACTCGGCCGCCACGGCGCGGGCGACAGAGGACGGGGTGCGCGCCACCACGAACTTCGCGAGCGTCTCGGAGACGACGGCGCTCCGGATGTTCGACGTGCAACTCTCGCAGCTGACGGTGTTGCGGGAGATCGCGGCCAAGGGCGGCGCCGGCGGGAGCGGCATCACGGTGCAGATCACGGTCACCGGCTCGCCGTTGGTGGCGCAGACGCCGCAGCAGCTGGGACGCGATCTCGCCGCGCAGCTCGTACCCGCGCTCGATGAGTACCAGGGGCGGCGCATCGGCGTCGAGCGGCGGTTCGTTGGGAATCCGGTGCTGTGATGCTGGCCGAACTTGAGTACTGGTCCGACTACGCCGCCGCCGGGGGTCGATCGCTGGGGGCGATCTTCCCGGTCGTCGCGTGCACGATGGGCGTCGCGGTGGATGGCACCGACGAATGCAGCGTCGAGGCGCCGACCGCCGTGCTGGCGCCGGTGCAGCGGGGGCATGTGATCCGCGGCGTTGATGCGCTCGGCGTCGTGCGGGAGTATCGCGTGCGCACCAGGAGCCGAACCCTCGGCGCCCCCACGCGCACCGTGACCGGGCTCTCGCCGCGCGACGAACTCGCGCGGGCGGGCGCGATCACCCAGACCATCGGCGGCATCACCTCGGTCGATGTGGCGGGGGCGTACACGCCGACGCAGTGGCTCGACGACATCATCCTGCCCTTCCTCGCGGCGAAGGGGCTCGGCTACTTCGTGCGAGGCACGATGGACTTCCCCGGCGTCGTCGAGCTCACCGCGCAGGGCACCGGCTACACCCCGCTGTCGATGCTGCTCGCGATCCAGAGCGACCAGGGCGGCGAGATCCGCGTGCGGCGCGTCGGCGAGACGCAGTACGCGATCGATCACGTCGTGAAGATCGGCGCGGGCGCCACCGTGGTGCCGGTCGGCACCGCCCGGAACCTGCGGGACCTGCAGGAGACCGAGGACGACGAAGGGCTCGTGTCGGCGATCGCGCCGCTCGGTCTCACCCCGTCCGGCGAAGTGCTGCGCGCGACCCTCGGGGAGAACGCCTGGACGATCGGCACGCCGACCGGGGCGGGCCCGTTCTGGGTGCCGCTGTCTGATCCCGCCGGCGGCGACGCGCCGAACGCCTTTGACAATCAGTTCGGCACCGGGGGGCAGCCCGCGTACTTGCTGCTCAAGGACGCGACGACGGTGCAGATCACCGGCAGCCGCCAAAGCGACAGCGCCGTGCAGGTGGCGAGCCTCACGAGCATCACGGTGGGCGATCTGGCGCAGATCGTCGCCGACGCCGCGGGGAACCGGCTCATTGAGTTGACGAATCCCGAGATTGCGCCGCGGAATGCGAAGGTGGCGGACCTCACGTTGCGCGGCGAGCGCAATCTCGCGCGGAACGGGCGCTTCGACGACTGGACGAACCCCAACCTTGCGGCGCACTGGACGGCCGGCGGGGGTGCGGGCACGCCCCTGCTCTCCCGGTACCCACGGAACGCGAACACCTCGAACACGGCCGCGGCGTTCACCGGGACGACCACCGCGGCGCTGACGGCGGGCGTGGCGATCACGTCGCTCGCCTACACCGGGGCGACGCCGGGGCAGGTGCTGTTGTCAGGCGAAGTGCTGCGAGTGGCCTCGGACACGGCGCAGCCCTTCCTCGTCACGATCGCGCCTGCGGTGGGCGTGCACGTGGTGGATGGTACCGGGGCAGGCACGGTGGCGATCAGCAGCTTTACACCGGCCATCAGCTACAGCAGCGGGCGACCGATCGTCATGGAGACGAATCGCCGCCCGAACGCCTTTCCGAACGAAGGGACAGCGCAGGCGTTCGCGGCGTACCTCACCGGCACCACGAACAGCAATCCCCCGGTTGCCGCCAATGTTCGGATGCAATCCCTGCCCTTCCGCGTGAAGTACCTCACTGGATTCGGCACGGTGCGCGCGGCGGTCGGCTACACGTATCGCGCGCTCACCGCGAGTGGCGCCGTGCTCTCGGCCCTCGCGATCGTCGACACCGTCACCGGCGCGCCGAACGGCACCATCCTCGCCACGGCCACCTCGGCCGCGTCGTTCTCGGCCGCCGGCACGAGCCATGAAACCCTCGCGTGCGCGGCGAGTATCGTGGCGGATCGTACCCTCGCGCTCGCGCTGTACGCGGGAACTGTCGCGACGTTTCCCCGCTGGGCATCGCTCTGGATCGGCTCCGGTGAGACGCCACCACCACTCGGCGATGCGCCGTTTGCCAATGGCCTCTGGCAGAAGGCGAACCGCGAACTGATCGCGCGCGCCCTCGGGGTCCGCTCCATCCGGCTGACGCTGCGCGACCTCTCGGCGGTGCTGGGCTACCTCGTGTCGGCGGAACAGCTCACCCTCGGCGGCGACGTGCTCGTCGAGGATCTCGGCCTGCAGCTGCGCGTCGTGGCCATCACGTACGACCTCCTCGATCCGCAGAACACGCAGATCATCGTCGACAGTCGCCCGGCCTCGCTGGTGCGCTACCTCGCGGAACGGACTTGATATGCCGCTGACCTTCAACGGGCGCACGCCCGCCTCGCTCTCGCTCGCGGTGGTGTCCGTCTCCGAGTGGCTCGACGGGCCGATGATCCAGCGGGCCACGACGGAGCTTCCCGACGTGCTCGGCGTCGCCCCCGGGGCGTTCGTCACTGGCAGCACGCGCGAGCTCCAGATCGGGGTGCGCGTCAAGGCGCCGACGCTGGCCGATCGGGAGGCGCTGCTCGCCGCGTACTACGATGCCACCGCCGGGCAGATTCCCCTCGTGTGGGATGATCACCCGACGCGCGCCGTGCGCGTGGTGGCGACGAATCGCACGGTGCGCGGCGTCGCCGAGCGAGTCGCGCACATCGTGCCGGCGCTCATCGTGACGACGACGTTCGTGGCCTACGATCCGGTCGCGTACGACATCGAACCGCGCGTGGTCGGACTGAGTGCGACGCCGGCGCCGATCGAGGTGGGTACGTTGCCGGCACCGGGCGTGGTGTTCCTCACCGGCGCCCTGTCGGCGCTCGCGTCGCGCACGCTGACCTATCGCAGCTTCAACGGCATCGCGTATGGGTCGCTGACCCTCACGCCGCCGACGGGCGAGTCCCTCGGCGCGAACGACGTGCTTGAGGTGAATCTGCTGCGGCGCACGATCATCAAGCTGAGTGGCGGCGTGCGCACGTCCGTGTACCACTGGAAGTCCGGGGGCCGCTGGTTCGCCCCGCAGCACGCCGACTGTGACCGGCCGCGCGCCCAATGGCCGACACTCGCCGTCGACAGCGGCGCCGGCTCCTACGTCTACCGCCCCGCGTGGGCCCTCTGAGGCGCTGACCCATGTCTCTGTATTCGCCGTACGGGATCGCGGCCCCTGAGGCGCCGCTGGAGCCGCTCTCGCGGTGCCTGTTCCATCTCGCCGTCAACGAGATCGAATGGGACGCGAGCACGGGCGCCCTCGTCGCGCGCTCCGGGCACACTGGCCTCCTCACGCGCGCGGCCACGGCCAGCCCGGTCGACAGCCGCGGCAGCGCGTACACCGCGCAACACGGGCAGCTGGCGCTCGAGGCGCGGGACTGGCGCGCCGATGGCACGCGGCAGACACTGGGCCTCCTGCTTGGCGCCAGCGACCGCCTGCCCTTCGACATCAGCTTCCTGCCGATGGCGATGGGCGGGTACCTCGAGTTCATCGAGACCGGCGCGTCGGCATTCCGCTGCTCGCTCGGCAACGCCGGACAGACCGGCGCGCGGCTGCAGCTGTCGGCGAGCACCGGCTACACCCTGCTCCACCACAACGGCACGACGAGCGTCACCACGACGGCGGCGCCGGCCACCAGTGCGGGCCAGCGGGTGGCGCTGCGCTTCGAGCTTGCCGCGACGGGCGCGGTGCGGCTCTGGCAGTCGATCAACGGCGCGGCCGAGACGACCACCGGCTGGACCGCCGTGAACGCGCTCGCCGCGGCATGGCCCGCGTCGTCGTCGCTCTACGTGGGGTCCCTCGGCAGCGGCACCGGCGGGCAAGGCTGGTTCCGGCGCGGCAAGCTGCTCGCCGGCGCGCCGACGCTCGCCGATCTGCAGACGGTGGCCTGATGCTCGTCGTCCTCTACACCATCCCGGGCAACGCGCTCGTCGCCGTCGCCGCGACCGAGGCTGCGCTGCCGCCGGCGCCGCCCAACAGCGTCACGAAGGCGCTGCCGGAATGGGCCGACGTGCCGCCGGCGCCGTACGTGTGGAATCCCGCCCTGGCGAACTTCGCGATCCCGCAGACGCCGGTGAAAGTGAGTCGGCTCGATTTCCAGTGGCGCTACACGCTCGCCGAGCAGGTCGCGATTGAGCGGGCTATGAGCGAGCATCCGGACCCCGATGTGCGCGCGACACTGGCTATTCTCGACAAGTCGCTCACGCGTGTAACCGAGGAGTCGGGCGTGAATGAGGCGGACCTGCGCACGGCCAGTGGTGTGCAGTATCACGCGGCCGTCGGGCTGATCGCGCCGGCACGCGTCGTGGAGATCCTCGGCTACGACCCGAGCGCCTGATGCCGCCCGCGCTCCTGATGCCGTTGGACCCGCTGCCGCTCTACGATCGCATTCGTCTCGAGCTGCTCGACGGGCCGCTCGTGCGCGTGCTCGAGCCGATCCGCTGGCGTGGGCCGTACCCCGACACGGTCCCGGCGGACTTCATCAGCGACGGTGGCAGCAAACCCGCGCTCACGTGGCCACTGGTCGGGCACCCGCTCAGCAAGCGCCTGCTGATCTGCTATCTGCTGCACGACCTCGATCTCGCGCGCGGCATGCAGTGGACAGAAGCGACGACGCGATTCGATGCGCGACTACGCGCGGTCGGGTGCCCCGATCTGCGGCGGCGCGCGATCATCGCGGGCGTGACGGTGCGCGGCTGGTGGCGCTGATACGGGGGACACAGCGGCCCCCGATTGGGCGGCGGGGATCTAGGACACGCGCGAGACGCGCCGCATCGTGCACCACATGCCAGAGATCGAAGTCTCCGACCGGCGGCGGCGCCTGATTCTCGACTGGACCCTTGTCGGCATCATCTGCGCGTGCGCGGCCGCGTTCTTCGACCTCCGGTCGACCGTCCATGCGCAGACGAAAGCCTTCGAGGAGATGAGCGTCCGCGTGATGCGCATCGAAAGCGAAACACAGACCGCGCCCGCGAATACCGCCACGAAGGCGGACATCTCGCGCCTCGAAGGTCGCATCGATCAGCTCGTGTCGCTGATGCTCACCCAACGTCCCCTTGGGAGGTGATCGTGTTCCAGTCGCTCGCAGGACGCAAGACCTATGTCGCCGCGCTGATCACCGCCATCCTCGGCATCCTCATCGAGGCGGACTGGGTAAAGATCATCGACGATCCGAAGGGCGGCCTCGGGTTACTCATCGGGGCCGTGCTCATGGGCGTGATGCGGTTCGTCACACAGCAGACGACGGTGAAGGCCGCCGAACAGGCGTCCCCGCCGCCGCCCGCCGAGGGCGCGTAACATGACCGCGCACGCGCTGCGGGCGGCACGGTATCGCGAGTGGCTCGGCGCGCAGTGTGTGCGCTTCGGGTTCGATGCTGAGATCGCGGCGCGGGCGACGGCCGTGACCGGCGGCGTCACGAACGACACGCCCCCGCTGGAAATGTGGCACCGGATGCTGTTCACGATTCGCCTGGCGGAGATGCTGCGCGAGCAGTTCGGCCCGACGACGGTGAACAGTGCGTACCGCTCGCCCGCGTACAATGCCGCGGTGAAGGGCGAACGCGCGTCGCGGCACATGCAGAACGATGCGCTCGACCTCGTGTGTGCGACGGGGACGCCGGAACAGTGGGCCGCCTTCCTGCGCGAGCAGCGGCGTGCCGGCAAGTTCGCGGGCGGCATTGGCACCTATCGCAGCTTCGTGCACGTCGACACGCGCGGCGTGAACGCCGATTGGAGCGGACAGTGAAGCGCCTTCGCCGGAAGATCGCGCGGCGCGATGTGCCGTACCACGCGCCGAGGCCGGGGGAGTTCGTGCACCTCGAAGTCCACGCATCGCCCGAAGGCCGCGCGGTCTTCGTGAACGGCCGGAGGGTCTCATGAAGCGCCCGCTCCTCACCGCCGCGCTCTGCGCGCTCACGGCCCTCGTGACGTACGTGTTCACCTACTTCCAACTCAAAGGACTGGCGTAATCGCCAGCACCACAGGAGTCAGCATGACGGTTCGCGCCAAGGTCCGGATCACCTCGATCGAGAAGTTTGTGGGTCAGGCCACGATGAAAGCCACGCCCGTCACAGGGGGTGTGGGGGAAAATTCCGACTACTCGAAGTTTACACCGAGCGGCGCGATCACGCTGAACATCAGCGATGAGACGAAAGCTGCGACGTTCTTCGAGGTAGGCAAGGAGTACTACGTCGACTTCACGCCGGCCGAGTAGCGTGCACTACCACCGCCCGTCGCCAATGCGGTTCGTGTGGGGCCTCGCCATCGCCTTCGCGCTCCTGGGCGCGCTCTGGCTCGCCGGCCGTGCCACGGTGCGCGCGATACAGGAGCGTGAACGCACGGCGGTACTGGCGGAAGGTGATACCCTGCTCCGCCTCGCGCTCGCCCAGGGGAACGCGCTGAAGCGTGAGGTGGACTCGCTGCGCATCGAAGCCGCGCGGCGGGACACCGTCCTCGTGCACACTATCGAGCGTGTCCGTACCGAGACCGCCAAGCCGATCCCGCCGGGCACTGACACCACGGCGCTGATCGCCGCGGTGCGCAGCTGCCGCGCGACGCTCGACACGTTGGCGACGGACTGTGAGGCCTTTCGCGCGGTGGCGACGACGGCGCTCGCGAAGGCCGACACAGCGAAGCGCGCCGACTCTTCAGTGATTGCGGCCCTGTCGCTCTCCCTGGCCGCCGTGCGTCGGGCTGACAGCGCGAAGGCGGCGTCGCTCACCCGCAGGTCCACGTGGCGAACGGTCGAACGGGGCGTCTGCGCCGGATCGATCGCCGCCAACATCTTCACATTCACGAGGTAACGCATGGCTCGCTACGAACTCTCTGGCACCACCGCGCTCGTCGCCGCCACGGCGAAGACCGTGGTCCGCTTCATGTCGCCCACCTCGCGCAAAGCCACGCTGCGTTCCATCGAAATCGTGGACGGCAAGGCGGCGGCGACGGATACGGGCATTCTCTTCCGCGTGCTCACTGGTGGCGCGGACGGCACCGGGACCGTGGCCACACCGCTCCCGCTGGGTGGAGCAGCCGCCTCACTGGGCACCGCGAAGGTCGAGTACACCGTCGAGCCGACGGAAGCGGTGGAAGCCGAGCGTGGGCGCGTCCCTGCCGGTGGCGGGGTGCAGCAGCGGTACGACGGCGACGAAGGCATCGAGATCCCGCACAGCAGCGCCATCGCGCTCGAGCTCACGGGCGCCGAAGCGCGCGCCGCGAACGTCGTGTCGTGGAAGCTGATTTACGAGATCTGACGATGGCCTTCTCACGGCGCTCGGTGACGGCGGCAGGCTCCTCCAACCAGTCAGGCATTGGGTGGGGGAGTGGGAATGTGGGGGTGATCACGCCGCCCTCTCCGTCCGATTACGGCCCCGGCCCGAACGCGCCCGCGTGGGAAGGGAAGACTGTCTACACGGACGAAAAATTCCTCACGCCGATTCCTGAAGGCGGCGCCGCGAACGCGGCCGGCTTTCGACTGACCAACGGCTTCGGCAACGACGCGCCTGACGGTAACCGCATTTCGTATCCGACGCGCACGACGCCCTTTGGCGACAAGCCGGTCATGAACATGGCGTTTCGCGGGCGCACGGAATCGCTGTCCGCTCTGAATGCCACCTCGACACCGTGGCCATTCAACCCGTTCGGCTACTGGAACGCGGCAATTTACCTGACCGGCACATGGAACGCCACCGTCACGTTTGAAACGTCGCCGGATGGTTCGACGTGGACGGAGACCTCGCTAACCGCCATTGCGCATAGTGGATTCACCAACGTCACCGGCTCCACGACGACGCTGAACGGGGTGTGGGCTGTCAGCAACGGCGTGGGCGATCAGTTCGTGCGCGTGCGCGTGAGTAGCTACACGTCGGGCACGATCAGTGTGCGGACGGGCATCCGTGGAGGACAAGCCCCAGCCAACTTTAGCGGCGGCACGTTTACCGGGAACCCCACGCGCATCTATCAGCGCGTGGTGTGGCGCCTGTCGTCCAATTGGAGTGACGGTGGGAACACCGGCACGAAGTTCTTCTTCTTCTCCAGCGTCGAGAACAACAACCACTACGTCGCGGGCGTGGCCAACTTCGCGGCCCTGCAAGTCAGCACCAACGCGAACTACAGCGGCAGCGCGGTGTCGGCGGCGAACGGCGAGTGGTTGGACTGCGAGCAGATTTTTACCGCTGGCACGGCTGGTGGGTCGGATGGCACGATCCAGCTGTGGGTGAACGGGGTGCAGGTGTTGAACCAAACCGGCGTCCCGATGTTCGCGAGCGGACGCACGCCGCGCTTTGTCGATTTCTACTATGACCCGACGTACGGCGGCGGGCAGCGCCCACCTCCGGAAGATCAATTCATCGAGTACGCCTACATGTACCGGGAGAGCGCACCGTAATGGCATTCACTGTCGTGACGACATGGGACTTTCGCGGAAGCGATAGCGACGCTACGAAGCGCGTGTCGCGAATCGGAAGTTACACGCTTACCGAGAATGGGACGCCGACGTACAGCACTGACGGCGTGACCTTCAATGCTACGGACGCCGGACTTACGCTCACGCTTCCCGCAGAGCTGAAGTACGCGACCCCATTCTGGATCATGGGCAGCATCCGGCGCGTGGGCAGCAACGGTGCTTTCCGAAACGTGTTCGGGTTTGTTCATAACAACACGTCTGCTGTCCCGTACGACTCGATGGTCTTTTCGTTGAATCAAGATCAGACCACGGGCGGCGTATCAACCAACGATGGCACGTCGAACGTTGCCAACTTCACAGCTGGTGGTCACCCAGCTTTGAACACGGACTACGTCGCGACCATCAAACGATTGCAGACGTCAGCGACATTGCACTTGGACGGTGGGGCTGCGGTCGCAACCGCGTCTCCTTCAGGATGGCCTGCGTATGCGTCAACTGCGCATCTCGCTATCGGTGATTTGATTGGCGTGTCGCGCAACTCGGCCATCCGATGCGCGTGGCTCATCATCGGCACCGGTGACATCACCACCGCCGAGATGGCCACGATTCAAGCGAGCCCGAACACGTACATCTACCCGTCCGCCCCCGCCGTCTCCCGCCGCCCCTTCACACTCAAGAGCACCCGCCGCGCCTACGCCGCGCCGCGCCGCACGTCGAGCATCCTGAGCGGGGTGACGCGCGTGGTGGGCGCCGGTCCCGCCACCATCGTCACGCCCCGCAACCCGACCGTCGTGCGCGGTCCCCTGCTCTCCCCTACCGTCCTCCGAGGCACCTGATGCGCGCCCGCGAATATCTCGACATCTACAAGGCGTATGTGCTCGCGAACATTGCCGAGTCAGAGCTGGGGAGTGGCAAGACGCTGTACGCGCGATTCAGCGAGTCGAAGGGCGGTAATCCGGCGACGGTGCCACTGATCAGTGGGACGCCGGAACTCACGGCGATGGCAGTAGATGGGCGCTATCGGATCGTGGCGACCCCGGCGATCATGGCCCCGCTTGCCCCGGATCATCTGATGAAGAACGTCTACGTGCACATGCACGATGGCGGCGAGTGGCGCGACGTGTTCCCGTACGTGCCCACTGACACTGACGCGGACGCGCTCCCGGCCCTTCAGAACTAAACGACACGAGGCGCCGCACCGGTGAACGGGCGGCGCCTCGATGCGTATATGGTGCGCGGCCTACGCTTTGCGCCGCGCGCGCAAGGAGACCACAGCGCCGACAGTTAGGAGCAGCGCGAGCGACCCCGGTTCTGGCACTGCAACCGAGGACGCAGCAGAAGCACGCGCGAGTGTGACGCGCTCGAACGATTGCCCATCGTTCGTCACATTCACCTCGAACCACAGGGGGCGATAGTCATCGAAGAAGTTGATGTACCCATCGTCCCACCTATATGCGTTGCCGTCCCATGTTCTGAGGCCATCATAGAAGACCGTGCCAGTGCACGGCGAGGCGAACGACATGCAAACGGGATGCGCCCAATTCAGCGCCACCCAGGGGACGAAGCTGCCGTCTGGATAGATCGTGTGTGCGCCACCGTAGGTGGCAACGTGCGTAATGTTCGGTCCGTCAAAAGCCCCTGGCGCCAGCCACTCGTCCCACGAGCGCCAGCGTAGAATTGAGGCATACGCGTGCGGTGACCGAGGAAAGTCCAAGAAGTAACCAGACTGCACTTCCACCGTGTGGCACGAGAAGGACGAGCAACCTCGGAAGAACTGTCCAGAGAGCTCTCCCACCATGGAAAGTGGGAAGAATGAGGGTTCAGGCTGCGCGTGACCACGGACGGGCGCGAATAGACCGGACACAGCAAGCAACACCGTAGCGATCGTTCGCATTGTCGCTCCTGGCGCCACGGCGCGGCGGCACGCCACCGCCAACAAAACCTTCTTCATTCCCATTCCCGCGTGAGGGCGCACTCGCGCCGGTGAGCGTGAGCGGGGCACGGTGCGCCGCTCCCTGTGTAATGGAATGACGGCGACATGACGACGCAAGCGAGCGGCGCCGTGGGGCCACCGGGTGCTCGCGACGGGGAGGTGCGGGTGGTTGCGGGGTAGTGTCAGGCGAGCGTCGGCACTACTTGAAAGCGGCCGGCAGAGACTCTCGGCGTTCCGCCTCAGAGGCGTTGCTGAGGTCAATTCCAGTGGAGAAGTGTTCGGTGCGGCCATTTAGTTTGGCTTCCCACAAGTAAGACTTGTGCAGATCGACTCCTGCCTTCCCTGGCTCGCTTACGCCACCGGAGCTGGTGCCATAGGGGTACACCTCAACGAGCCCTTGTGCAGTCGGCACGATGATCATGACGCCTCGTGGCTATGGGTGAGTTGCCCCGCCTGAATGACGGGCGCACCAGAACGATAGCAAGACCCGTGAAGCCGCGGCAGCAAATGCCGACGCGGTTGACTAGAACGAAACAGGGCGCCGGTGAGGGCGCCCTGGCGGTGGGGCGCTTCTGTTCGTCCCAGAAATCTGCGATCGGGGTATTGCGTTCGTGGTATATACCACGTATTATTCTGGTGTCGGCGGCACGGTGCTGCTGACACCCACCCTCTCAGGGCTGCGCCCAGAGGACATAATGCAAAACGCTCCCGTCGAATCCGTCACCGCGCTGTTTGGTATCCGCCGTCTGAACGTTCACGACCACACGGTAGTGAACCTGACCACGGGCGAGGAGACTGAGCGGGTGTTTGCTCGGATCGAAGCCAAGGCGTGGGCGGAGGTGTGGACTGCCCACGTCGCCGACGCCGCGCCGGTGTTGGGATGGCATATCGCTCACGATCGGCTGGCGTGGCGCCCGGTGCCCCAGTGAGCGCCCCCGCGACCCTGCGCGCCCTGCGTGACGTGTTGAACGGCGCCCCGGAGGATCGGGGCGCCAGACTGGCCTACGCGGCCGCCAACGGCCTCCTGACGGCTCACGGCGAGATCGCCTACGACGACTTGCCGACGTACGGCGGTGACCCGGTAGAGGCCGACGGCGTGTACTCGTGGAGTGCGGGACAGCTGCTGATCCGCGTCGACGCCGATTTCGGCGTGGGCAATCAACTCAACGGGCAACGCGTCGAAAACGCGTGGGCACTGGTGCCGCGCGACGCGCTCTCGCGCGCCCTGTCCGACCTGATCGAGGGCGCCGAGCTGTCCGTGACGGCGTTTGCGCGGGCGATTGGGCGGGACCGTGGCACCGTCGAGGCGTGGCTGACCGGCGAAACGGTGATCCCCGAGACGATGCGCCGGTGGATCCCCCGCGCGACGGTGGTGCGGGCAGCGGGCGCCGTGCAGATCACGGTGGCCGATTAACGCGGCGGTGCAGGGCGAACGCCTCACCAATCTCGGTGGGGCGTCGTCGTTTCGGCCGCTGACAGCCCGCTGACGCTACGCGGTACCATCGGGCATGGTCTACCTGCTGCAACTCCCCGACGGCTCGTGCTACCGCTGCCGCGATGCCTGGCAAGCCCTCATGCTCGCCCGTCTCGTGCTCGCGCTTCGCTGAGGATCTTCGCCAGCCGCACCACGAACCAGCTGTTCGGCCCGCTCGGAATGTGGGCCAGCGCGAGCCGGACGATGCGCTCCTCGTCCGCATACCGCTTCGCCTTGCGGTGCAGGATCGCCAGTCGCTGATAGGGCGCGGCGACGAGCGTGCGCGTCTGCGTCAGCCGCTCGTAGATCCCGATGGCCGTGTCTACGTCCCCCGCGTACTCGAGCGCCCGGGCTTCGTTGAGCGCCCGCATACACGTGGCGGTGTCGATGCTCGGCCGCGTGTAGTGGTCCGGCAGTGGCGCCTCGTGCACGTCGAAGGCGACGAGGAGGCCCTTGGATGGCCACGGCTCCCCGCAGTTTGCGCACGAGCCGAGGCCGGGAATGCGCTCGGACTGGCAGAGCGGGCAGCGGTCGGTGGTCACGGCGGCAGCACGCCACCGCGGCGCTCGACGCGGAACCGGATCTTCTCCTCGAAGGCCGGGGCGACGGCGTCGCCGGTCTTGAACACCGGCGTCTCGACGGTGCCGCCGACTTCGAACGTCACCGCCACAAAGCCCTCGTTCCGGTCCCGCGCGAAGGCGCCCCAGAGCGCGCGACTCGACGCGCTCGGTCCGCGGCGGCTGGCGCTGCTCTCGACCTTGCGCACGCTGGCGAGCGGCACCGTGAGCACGGCGGCGGTCTGATCCCAGTCCGTCCCGGCGGCGTTCAGGCAATCCGGCGTCCGGCAGGCGAAGAGCACGAGGGCGCTGTCGTTGAGCACGAGCGTGCCCTTACGCCCCTGCGGAATGCCGCTGTGTCCGCCGCGGTACTCGGCGCCCCGCACCACATCGGCGCCCGCGACCGTGGCGAGTGATTGCGCGTCAGCCCTCGCGGCCGTGACCAACATTCCCAGCGCGACCAAAACTCCCCGCATTGCCACTCCCGCCGGATTCCCGGCCTGTGATGTGTGAACCCACTCGTCCCAGCTTCCCCGGCTCACGGCGCCGAACGCACCGCTCGGCAAGCGAGATGACACCCCGCTGACAAATCGTCACACCGCCGGAACCCACCGTCTGGACGGCGGCGAGGTTCCACGTATTGTAACGCTCGCTTCATGTGCAGCGATGTGGCTGCGTTTGTCGGTGTTCGGAGTATCTTCGGTGGAGCTATGTCGGCCTACCTGTACGAAGTGATTGACCCGATTACCCACCCTGTCCCTGCGAAAGCGCGGGACATCATCGCCGTGCGCCCCGGCCACGCCACGCGGCCCGTGGTGGTCTTCCGGTGTGTCGGCGGGGCATGGCTGCCGGTGACGATGGGGCCGCCGAACTACGGCGCCCTGCTCGTGCGAGAGGACGACGGGTTCATCCGGCAGATTTACGCCGCTTCAGCGGTGCCACTGGCGGCGCATCCCCTGTCGCGTCTGGCGTAGTCTCCGCGTCGAGGCGGTCCTGTGCGTCGAGCTGTTCAAGCCCCGACAGGACCGCCTCAATCTTGCCGGCGCGAACGTCGGTTTCGGTGTCGACCCACGGTTTCAGCATGGCGAGCAGCCCCCGTTGTTTGCTCGAGACTTGGTCCGCCATATCGGCGATGGACTCGGCGTAGCCGTAGATCCGCGACAGGTCGCGGTGCGTCTCGGCGAGCTGCCGGCGTGCCTCAATGATGACGGTGGCCGGGATGGCACCCGGGAGCACGGGCGGCGCCGAGAGGGCCTTCGCCCGCAACTCCTCGGCAAAGGCGAGCACGCGCACCTTGACGTCTCCCTCCGGGCGCTTCCCGCCCTTCCACTTGCTCACGGTGCTGTTCGCGACGTCGAGGCGCCGCGCCACGACGTTGTTGCCCGTGCGCTGCGCCTCCGCCAAAACCAGCTGCATCGCCTGTTCTAGATCCATCGCCTGTTTCACGGGAAACAATCGGCCCGCACCCTCTTGCGCGGTGGCCGATTGTGGCCTATTGTGTCCTAAGGGTCGTCACCGTGACGACTGCTCAGCGACTAACAAACCGACGGACATGACCAAGCGCAAGGAACAGATGGAGTGGCTGCGGATGGCCCCGGCGGCGCGCCGTCTCGGCATTCCCCGCACGACGCTGATCAACCGCGTGGCGAAGGGCGAGCACAAGACGAAGCTGATCGGCGACACGCTGTTCGTCGCGGTGCCGAAAGTGGCCGCCGAAGGGGCGGCCGTCATTGGTGGTGGTCGCGCCGTCGCCTGACGGTGCGTGCGGTGTCCAGTCGTGATTCGCATGACTGGAAGTAGGACGGGCGCTCGAACGCCCGCGCGTACAGAACGCCGAATCCAGAGGAGCGTATGCGTGCCAAGAGTGCAAGAGCGGAGCCCACCAGAGCGGCCCGCATCATCATCGCCGACACCGCGCTCGGGACGCGGAATCGATTGGTCGAGTGCCGTCTCGCCGTCGACCCGAACCTGAACGAGCTGGTCACGAAGCGACGGGGCGCCGCTGCCGCGCGGTCCCTCACGCTGCTCGCCGATGAGACGGTTCGTGCCGTCGGGCCACACGAAGCAAAGCAGCGGCTGGCGGAGATGTGCGCTCGACTGATCGACGCGCGATTGGCCAGCTAAAACAACGCCCCCGGCGAGCGCTCGAACGCTCCCGGAGGCATGACCAGACCTCAGAGAAGGAGAAGGCCCAGTGCAGAACAACGTAACACCCCTCCCCCGTCCGCGCATCGGTGCCGTCCGTGTGCGCAATCAGATCCGGATCGCGGCGCCGTCCGCGTGCGTGATCGTGCCGGTGTTGGAGTTCCCGCAGTTCATCGCCCTGACGCGTGCCATCGCGTCTCGCCACCAGCGCGCCGCCGTGCGTGCCTTGCAGGAGGTCGCGTAATGCTCCGATTCGACAGAGACCAGAAGGCTCGTGATCCGAAGGTGAAGGCCGTGCGCGCAGAGCGGAGGGCGGCGCAGAAGGCGGCCACGCGTGACCAGCGCATCGCCTCGGCGGAAGAGAAGCGCGCCCGAAAGGCGCAGCGTCGTCTCGCTGACACGCGAGGTACCCGCTGATGCTGAAAGGAATGATCACGCTCACGAATGCCCACAAAGGCCTGAGCAACCCGCGCGTCGCGGCGCTCAACGTCGCGTGGTTCGTCCGGCACAGCACGGCCGGGTACACCATCGTCACGCTGCACAGCCGGTCCCTCGACGGCGAGCAGGCGGTGAACGACACGCTGCATGTGAAAGAGACCGAGGAGGAGATCGACGAACTGCTCGCCGACGCGCAGGACGAGACGCCGCGCAGTGGGCTCCGTGAGGCGATGGGCGGGGCGGTGCAGGCGTTTGGGGCGGCACGATGACCGCGCCAGCGATGGAATACGGCTCCGCCGCGTGGACCGCCGACCGCGCGAACTACATCGGCGCCAGCGACGTGCCACTGCTGCTTGGCGTCAGCGAGTACGGCGGGCCGCTCGATCTGTACCAGGTGAAGCGCGGCGAGAAGATCGTCGAGCCGACCCCGGCGATGCAGCGCGGGCACATCTACGAACCGGCGATCTGTCAGGACTTCCTGCTCAACTTCCCGAGCTTCACCGCCGAGAGCGTCGGCACGGTGTCGCACGTGGCGGGCGACTTCCTGCGGGCGACGGTCGACCGCGTGCTCATCACGCCGCACGGGCGCGGCATCCTCGAAGCGAAGAACGTCACGCCGCGCTTCATGCACCTGTACGGCGAGAGCGGCAGTGACGAGGCGCCGCTCGACAAGGTCGCGCAGGTCCAGACGCAGATGGAAGTGCTCGACCTGCCGTGGGCGTACATCGCCGTGAACTTCGGCTTCGAGCTGCGGCACTACTTCATCGAGCGCGACCGCGAGGTCGGGGAAGCCATCGTCGAGACCGCGTTCGCGTTCATGCGCGACCACGTGATTCCGGGCGTGCCGCCGGAGCCGCAGCCGGCGTTCGACACGTACGAGGCGATCACGCGCCGGTTCCGTGACCCGAGCAAGGCCGAACTCGCCGCCGACGAGGAGGCGGCGCAGCTGATCGCGCGGTTCGCCGAGGTGAAGCGGTCGCTCACCGAACTCGAGGAAGAGGAAGACGCGCTCAAGTCGCGGCTCGCCGTAACGATCGGCAGTGCGTACGGCGTTGATGCGGGTGTGGTCGGGCGCGTGATCTGGCCGCAGTCGGCCGGCAAGGTGAGCAAGGACTTCGACGGGCTCGTGCGCGAGCTGAGCGTGCCGGAGGATGTCGTGCAGAAATACACCCGCGTCGGCCAGCCGTACCGCACCATGCGCTACTACCCACCGAAGAAGGGGAAGCGCTGATGCCCGTCCTCGCCTTCTCCGACGCGTCCGGCGTCACCGAAGAACGCGTCGCCGCGCTCATCATCGACGAGATGGTGAACAAGGTCGACGAGGTCCGGAACGAGTTCCGCTCGACGCTCAACGGGCTCGAAGCCCTGAACACCCGCTTCAACCGTGCGGCGTCCATGACGCAGCCGGAAGCGGACAACGAATTCCGGAACCTGCAGGACCAGATGCAGCGGCTCCTCATCCTCGGGTCGTCGCTGCAGATCCGTGTCGACGTGCTGCTCACCCAGCAGCGCGTCCATGCCGCCACGACGGCGGCTCACCCTCAGACGAAGGTCGCGTAACCATGGCTACAATGGCCCCGCCGATGGCTCCCGATGATTTCGAGCCCGGTCACAACTTGGTTCACTCCCCGTCCTCGCTGCCGAAGCTGAGCGACGGCGCCTCGGCGCTTGAAGCGCTCGCGTCGAGCTCCGCACCGTCGGCGCCGACGATCGGCG